AAACCAAGGATTGGCCTTGGTTTGGTAGCTAGTGTCATGGGGATGGGTTGGGCTGGAAAAACCATGTTGTTGGTTTTTGCTCTCTCAACCTGCTGCGTTGCTGTGACCAGTGGTCACGTCAGGCCTCCTGGCTTGATGAAGTCACTGGGCTCAGTGCAGCGCTCTGACCATGGTTCTTTGGTTCTTGGTGGGCCTGCATCTATGTGCAGGTTGCCGGGTTATGAGTCAGCTGTTGCGACCATGACCCCTAAGCCTGGGTCCAAATTTTCATTTTCCTACACTTGGAAGAGGATTAGGAGTGCTGGGGCCTGTCTCATAGGTATGGGGCTGGCCTTCTGTATTCCCGTCGTCTCCAGTGATTCACCGGTCAATGAGGAGAGAGCCGTTATCCATAGGGCTTTGAATACTAAAGGTGTGGCGGTTGATGGGGAGTGGTCACTTGTTGAGAACGTACTCACAAAACATTTGCAGTCTTCAATTGTGAGGGCTGTGACTTTCAATTTCTGGAATTCAAGGTTCCCAAAGAACCGGCAGAATTCACAGAAACGAGCATTGGATGAGTTCGATGCTCTTCCGGATTTGGAAAGTCTGCGTAAGAGTTGTATTCGTAAAAGTTTTGTGAAACGCGAGAAGTTGTTGAAGTCATCACCGCTCGGTGTTGATGACTTTGACCCTCGTGTTATCCAGGGTACTGGGGATTTGGCTAACGCAATCCTCGGCCCATGGATGTATTCCTTCGGGAAACATTTGGCCAGAGTTTGGTCAGTAAATAATCAAATTACCTATGCTTCAGGCTTAAACAGCGAAGCGTTAGGAAAATGGATGACGATATGTGAGGAACAGGGTTATACCTTCTTCATAGAGACTGACTTTTCAAGGTATGATGCCTCGATTAGTCAAGAAGCCCTTCTGGTAGAACAACGTGTCTATGCAAGAATGGGTGTCGGTAAACTGGCTTCACTTGTGTTGAAGGAGCAATTGATTGTGAGGGGAGTCACAGCGCACGGG